TACAGAACTTGGCAGGGCCAAACCTTGCGAGTTTGGTATAGGGAAGACTTTCTAATTTTGCGGGAGAATCTAGGAGAATTATCCTAAGTCCTAGTTCTGCACAGGCAAACAGTGCAGATACGTGACGGCTATTGACATTCATTATTGATATGGCAACAAGATCACCCTTTCTTGCACCATAGGTTTCTACAAGTAGTTTCTTCCAACCATCGATATCATTACAAAGTTCCTCTTTAGACTTTCCATCATATCGAATAGAGGAGTTTATGCAATTACGATTTATAACCACCCTTTAATTCCTTGACATGAGAAGAATGGATTTTGCATCCAATAAACTCATTATAATATTCATCACTCAATAATACATTACGGTCAAACTGTTCTTTGGCCTCAAGATAGGAACACTCACCTTTAGTTCTACAGAGATGTAGTATCTCACGATAGTATGCATCTCCGCCTTTTGTTTCAACAAGAAGTTTTAACTCTTCACTGGAACCATAATAAGACATCCAATCGGATTGGACTTTCTTAGTACGTTTGCGGGTTTTTCCTTTTAGGGGAGGGAGTTTTCGTGTAGACCAAAAGAACTTCTTACCAACATATTTCTTATTGGTGTCACGTTCCGTAATAAGATAGACGAACCCAACGTATTCGCTGAGTTCGTCTTCGTTTGGTTGAAAGTTGAGATTCTTATAATGCCACATATTACTATGTATGCATTACATTACGTCACTGTCTCCAAGGTATTCAACTTCTGCCTCTGACCCACACATAGGACAGAATTCAGGAGTTTCATCATCGTAAGAAGCCACTACTTTGCTAATGCAATCACAAACAACACATTCCAATTGGTAAATATATTGTTCCATCATGCAGCACAACCTCTCTCATCCACTCCACAGACTACAGGCGTTTCTTCCCAACCCCAGTCTCCCGCCATACCCACTACGGAGTATTCGGTGACTCGTTTTTCGAAGAAGTTGTCGTGGGAGGCTCCGTTAAGTACCCAATCAAGCCATGGTAGAGGATTATCTTTTTGTCGGAATTTAGTCTTGAGTCCAAGCTGAAGTAAACGGCGATCAGCAATATGGCGAATATACTTACGTACCTCGTCCTTAGTAATCCCTTGTACATCATTTCCACGAAACGCAAGATTGACGAATTTGTCTTCAAGTTCAACCGCATTTTTAGCCATCTCATAAATTTTAGATTTAAGTTCATCATTCACGATACGGGGGTGTTCCTCACAGAACTGCCTAAACAACTTCGCATTACCCTGAACGTGAATAGTTTCATCACGAATAGACCACTCAACAATTGTACCCATTCCCTTCATCTTGCCAAACCGTTGGAAGTTTAACAACATGACGAACGAGGCAAACAGACTCATACCTTCATTGAATACAGACTGTGCAAGAGAAAGAGCAAGACCCGTCTGTGTCGAAGAGTCACCTTCCTTCATGAAATTAACCTTGTCAGCCATTTCCTTGTACTCAAGGAACTTGTGATACTCTTCATCGGGTAGACCCAGAGTATCATTCAACAGTGCATAGGCACGTTGATGTACTGCCTCTCTTGATGCAAAAGAGGACAACATATTTCTAACCTCATTGTTCTTAAAACGAGGAATCAGAAGTTCATGGTAGTTCTCACCAACCTGAACATCCGATTGGGTGAAGAGACGGAGAATGTGAGTAATAAACTCTTTCTCACTCTCAGTCAGTTTTGTTTTCCAATCCTGCACGTCTTCGGACAGTTCAGCTTCGTCTTCGATCCAGTGAACCTCTTCATGTTTCTTTGAGAGTTCTACCGCCCAAGGATACTTGAACGGTTTATAGGTTGTGCTAAATTCTAGTAGTGACATTTATCCCTCACATGCTCGACATTCGTTGTCTTCGTTATTTTCTAAATTGACCTTATTGAAGAAGGCCATTAACTCATCATATCCACCCACATAGTTTCCTTCAATGTAGATTTGCGGAACAGTTTTAACCTTACGTCCTGTTACTTCTGCAGCGGTCTTACCAATCTCCTGAAGGTCTATGTAGTCATAAGGAATACCCCTCAACTTCAGTTCTTCTTTTGCAAGTTGACAGAACGGGCAATCTTTCTTACCGTAGACAATAGTACGAGTATCGTCTTGCAGTGCAACTCGTTCTACCTTCTCTGAGACGTTCTCAGCACGTGATTTAGCCTCTGTTCTTAGATAGTACAGTCCCTTGAGACCATCAGTCCATGCCTTGAGGTGAACCCTGTTTACATAAGACTTCTCTGCACCAGCAGGGAAGAAAAGATTCACTGACTGTCCCTGACAGATGTACGGTTGTCTATCCGCTGCGTGTTGAACCACCCAAGACTGATCTAGTTCCTGTGCAGTCTTGAACACGGCCTTCTCACCCTCAGTAAGAAAAGGCAGATGTTGTACAGAACCCTTGTTGGTAATGATAGACTGCCAATTCGATTCGTTGTTCTGACCCTTAGTTTCCAATAGGTCTTTCAGATAACTATTCTTAACCAAGAACGAACCGGCACGTGTACGGTGAGTATACGCATTTGCCTTCAGGGGTTCAATGGAAGGACTGGTCGAGAGTACAACCCCGCTGGAGGCATTGGGAGCAATGGCAAGTAGGTGTGCGAATCGCAGTCCAGTACCTTCTCCGTCCGGATATTCGCCTCGCAATCCAGCCAAGTGTCTGGATTGGGCGGTTGCTTCGGCCTTGATGTGTTGGAACACAACCTTATTAATTTCCTGTGCCCTAACCGATTCCCAAGCCACACCGTGTTTTTGTAACAGACTGTGAAACCCCATCGCTCCCAGTCCGATACTTCTTTCTCGTTGTGCGGAATACTTGGCTCGGGCAACGGTGTCGGGAGCGCTTTCGATGAAGTACTCCAAAACGTTGTCGAGCATAGTAACAAGATCACGAACAATAGATGTGTCTTTCCATTCATCATAATACTCCAAATTAAGACTGGACAGACAACATACAGCAGTACGATCTGGCCCAGTAGGCAAGTGAATTTCATTACATAGGTTAGACCCATGAATCTTCAGACCTAAGTCCTTTAGGTTCTGTGGCAGTGCATTATTCGCCGTATCAATGAAGTTCAGATACGGTTCGCCTGTACGGAAACGAATCTCAAGAATACGTTCCCACAGTTTACGAGCGTTAATTGATTCCTTAACTGTCCCGTCTTTAGGATCACGTAGATCAAACGTAGTGTTATTCTTGACAGCCGTCATGAACTCATCAGTGATGTTGATTGCATTGTGTAGGTTCAACGCCTTACGTTGTACGTCACCCGTAGGAATACGGATGTTAAGAAACTCTACAATATCAGGGTGTGAGACATTCATATACGCAGCATAAGAACCCTTACGAGTCTTACCCTGTCGATATGCAATCATATCTGCATCTACGGTGTGGAGGAATGGGATGGGGCCTGGCGCAATATCCGAGACAGTTCGAACGTCACTCCAGTGGCCTCCCACACCACCACCATAAACGCTAAGCCAACGCAACTCACTAGTGTGATCGATAAGACCCTCAAGTGTATCGGGTACGTATGTAAGGAAGCAAGAGATTGGCATGCCTTTTCCTTTGCCATGGCCGTTAGGCGCATTAGACAAAACAGGAGATGCAAACATAAACCATTTATTCGAAACATAATCATACAGCCTCTGTGCAAGTTGTTCGTCCATCTCACCCTTATACTGAGACCAAGCTTTAGCGGCACGTGCATACGCTTCCTGCGGACTGGATTCATAAGAGTTGAGGTAAAAATCTTTTAACATACCTACCGCATAATCCGCAAGTAGGTCATCCTTACTTTTGTTTATTTTAATTGTCATGTTCTTTTCCGTTGTCACTTGGTGTAGTCATAAAAATCCTGACCCTCAGTAAATTCGTATTGTTCGATAAAAAGTCTTTTTCCGGTACGAGCGAATTCCAAACACTTCTGTGTGATGTATTCACGTTCATCTTCTTCAGTGAACAGGTCATTATACAGAAAATGGCTCTTCATGTCAACATGATAATTCTCTACCAAAAACCTGTCGGGGTAGAGGTACTTATCCGTTGTGCCACGAAGAGCCACGTAGATTAACTTTTCTCGTTGATTGTTATCTTGGATTTCATAAACCCATGAAAGATCATCTTCGTCACCGTTGAAGATGACGACATTATAACCATAGTCTAATGCAGTTACGTTTGACATAATTTCTCCTTGTATGGAGACAATTATATCAGGGGGAGGGAGTGTTTGTCAATAGGGGAGTTTGTAAAGTGAGGTGATTTATTTGATGTCATGTCCTGATCTCCCAGCGTATTCTTGTCTTTGACGATTGCCCCAAGTTTCCATGAAACGTTTGAGGACTGTTTCCATATCCTTACGTTTCTTCTTGCGGTCATATTTCTTTCGGACAATTACAGTAGATGAGTCATCCCCTGCGCCAGGCACAGCAGAAGTTCCAGTCATTTCTTCGTAGAACTTGTTGAAGGACTTCATCTAAGAATTTCTCCGGTAGAGATATATATACGCTGGTTGGTCTTCAGATGGGTGGCTTCGTAAATTTTTATTCCTAAAACTTCACCCACAGGTGCATTCTTTTCTTCATGCACACGAATTTGATCGTGGCGGCCTACCATCTCTGCACCAAGAGATGTGATAGTGTCGTTCTTCATTCTATAGACGCCAGGCGATAGTTTGTCGCCCTCAATCATAAACCATTGTGTATCTTCTGCTAACACATCAAGAATATCGATTCCCGTTTCCTTGTGAATCTTCTCAATATGTTCATCCTTCAGGTTACCGTGTTCTTTGATTAACCAAAGAGCGGCACCATAACGTGCAATTGTAGACTGTCCGCCAGGGATTTTGGACATCAGTCTTTTAATATTATACACGAGACGGTGAAACATTGTATAGTGTGTACTATACGCATCACGATCTCTCATGTCGTTGGTATTAAAATCTTTATTACGTGACCCGTCTGCATTGATGATACCGGCCTTATATGCGCCAGTTTCTTCCCACGGAGTAACGAGAAGTTTTAAGAACCTTATTGTGTAAACAAGATCAGCAGCACTTTTTAGAATTCCCATTATGTTATCCTTTTGATTTCTCTTAGTCGCTCTACTGCGAGTCCATCCAATTCTATTTCCGGATATCCATCGTAGTCTATCGCTTTAAGGAAAATGAGAAATGGTTTAAGTGCGCTCCAATGTTCCAGTTCAATTTTTAGTTCTAATATCTTCAGTCCAGCATGAATGCCAAACACGTTGAAGATAACTATCAGATGATTAAGAATCAATCTCTCTGATAGTTCTCCAGCATCTCTATATCGGTTCAGTAGTCTTTTGACATACTTAAACCGTTTCAGGTCTTCGAAGAATTGTTCACTATCAATACAATTAGGTGTATAATAGTTTTTAGCCGCAAATACGACAACATTCTTATTGGTAAGTTCTATATCCATAATATACCTTAGTAATTACAATTTCATTACTATGTATCTAAATTACTGATAACTTTTCCAACAACGTTGTTTTCGTGTCCCTCGTGTTTACGTCAATTCCGTATTGTTCTGCCAATGCCATTAATTGAACCTTGGTCATTGCAGTTAAATCTTTATTGGGGGTAGGAGCTTCTGTGAGAGTCTGAACAGGCGTCTGTGTAATAGACGCCGGTGTCTCCAGAAGCGCACCACCATGATACTCTTCAATCTCTAGATCACTGAGTCGTTGTGACTTCAAGAGTTCTCCCGTAATCGGGTCAATCCATCCTTTAGGGGTAGGTACAGCATGTCTGCACCAGCCGGGCGCTTCAATCATTAGTCAATATCCTTGAGTTCATCCACTACTTGTGCAATCTCAGCAAAGTTCTTACCTGAAAGAACATCCATGATCTTCTCTCTGTAAGTACGAGTATCTTCCTTCACCGCACCCTTAACAGGATTGACAATATTCTTGTCACCCTTGGGGTTGTCGCCAGGAC